TTGCTTGCTCTGAATGAGTGGTCAAACAAGCAAAAGCACAAGGCATCAAGAGTTGCAGACTTTCCTGCATGGTTAGGTGCAAACAATCCACATATACCGTTCAGGCTGTTAAACTCCATAACATTACCCTCTCCATACGAGAACATATTGTCAAACTCAAACCTCTTAGGAGTCCATACAACGTTGCGCACTAACTCACCAGACACTACTGCTGAGTTGAATCCTTTGTTGATGTTGATGATTTTATCTGTTAACTCCTCCTCTAAGTGGAACTGATCTAAGTACTCTTTTAATAGCGTTGTTTGGTAGTCTACGTTCCTTACATCTAAGCCATGTAACGTGTCGTCAATATTCAAGCTGCTTTGAGCTTGAGTCTTATCCATGTTGGTTACAAGCACCTCACCATTCTTATATCGCTTTCTTATCTCAGCTAATGCCTTTTTAAGTTGAGCTGGTGATGTTTCATAAACTTTAGCTCTCACACTAGTCTTGGATGTTATCGATAGGTTGTCAGGTACTACTCCGTTTCTTATTTCTAAAGTGAAGTATCCGTAATCATTTGGTATATCAAAGTGCTCAACTGTTCTTGTTGGCACATCGACTATTGCATACCCATGACCCTCGTAAGACTCACCAAAATTCTGTTGGACTGTGCTTCCAGGATAGAACATTAATGGATTGGTTTCACTAAGGATTTGTCTCTTATGAATATCTCCAAGCAATACTATGTCGTGTCCTGCAAAGGTGTCCCAATCTAATCCATGTGCAATGTTTAATCCACTATCCACCTTACTATTTGCAATAGTTCCGTGGTACATAGCAATCAGAGTATCAGCCTTTCCTATTAACGTATCAGCTGTCTTGTACTCTTTTGGATCGTCTAATAACGACATTACGTTTACAATTACGTTGCCAATCTTATGAACACCACTATCTCTTAGATAGAATAGGTTTGGGTGGTTGTGTGCCTCAATAATAGGCGTTAGAGCATCCAATCGATTGTTGTTGTTTAGATTCGTATCGTGGTTACCACAAATGACTATTGTAGGTCTAATATCTGCTAAGCTGTTGAATAGGTAGGAAACCATATGAATCAACTCAGGACTCATATCCGTCTTAGCATGCACAATATCCCCACCTATTGTAACGATAGCTTCCTCAGGAAGTTGCTTTGCTGCCTCAAATAGTTTATCAAACACAAGCTTATATTCCTTATGTCTCTTCCAGTTTCTAATATGAACATCAGCAATGTGGAGAATCTTATCAACTCTCTTTAGGTTTGTCTTAACTTTATTGATCATATTGCCATTTTTAGTGAGATTAGGTCAAACAAGTCAATTGCACTTGCCTCATCTACCTTTGGTCTCATATTGACGAATCCTGTATCATTAGGATCCTTTTCTAATTTTACTAAGCGAACATCTACTCCGTTGTTAATGAACGACTCAATCGCTTCAACTGCCTTTGGTAGGGCATCTGGATCGAGTGCTATATTAATTCGCTTTACCTTTTGTTCTATAATTTTTATTTGCAACTTAGTCAAAATCATCTTACCAAACAACGGAATTGCATTTCGTTTGGTTGATATTGCATCAAATGCACCTTCTACTATTGTAATTGGCTGTGACCAGTCTATTAAGTTCTCAAATCCAATAACGTCTTTGGATACGTCTGGGTTGTTGTGTCTTCGTCCTGCATCCACATAATAGCTTCTTCCAGTAAAAAAGTTTAGTACTCCATGCTCGTCATAGCTTGGAATAATAATCATTCCACTATACTCACCGCTTTCACAGTAACCTATCTGGTATTTGAGGATGTCGTACTTAGTGAGACCTCTTTCGTTCATAAGGTAGTGTAGTGCATTCTTAAAGTGAGGACTGTTAGGACTTGCTTTCCAAAGTGGGATGTACTCTTCTGGTAGTGTTAGTTGAGCTGTCTGCGTCTCTACTTGGTTTGACTTGAATTTACGAGTTCCTAACTCGATGGCTTTCTGAATATAGTGCTTTGCAGCATTACTCTTCTTCATTAACGAAGCTACGCTATTTCCTTTTATATTGCAAACCCAGCAGTGGAATTTCTCTAATATAAAGTTTACTTGCAGCTTCTTCTTGTGATGGTTGCAAAATGGACAATAGTATGCAGTCTCTCCCTTACTACCAGGAGTACCTACACCTAAGTGACTATCTACTAATTGTTTAAGTTGAGCTTGGTTTATGTCCATATAACCAATATACGCCAAACTACTTACAATCCAACCATTCTTGTGGAATTGTTTTGTCTGCGTACAGGAAGCCGTGTTTATTACACCAATCGCCATAAGTTGTTGGCGATCCTTTGCGAATCTTGTTCTTGGAGTTTTGGAATATAAATCGAATATCGAGCTCTGGATGTTGCTTTTTAATTAGTACATGCTTCTTTCTATCCTCAGTAACAAATCTTCCCTTAGTCTCTATAAAAATTCCGTTTGGAAGCCTAAAGTCTGGTGTGTAAGTGTGATCGGTTGCTGGCTTAGTGTACTTAATCTTATGCTTCTCATACTCTCCATCTATACCTATTTGCTTGAGGGATTCATCCAAATCCACTTCAAGACCGCTGCGATAGCCTTTTGCTTTTGCAGCTTGTTTTTTTGTAACCTTTCTTTTCATTATTGTATATCGTATCGAACTATTAGTGTTGTATCTACGTTTTGTGGTAACTGTATTGGTTGGCTTAGTGACCCTATAATAAGTAGGTTGTTGTTATCGTCGTATAATCCTACTCTCGATACGTATGGTCTAAAACTTGAAGCGGTTGCAAAGCCTTGTAATTGTACTTGATCCGTTATTGGATTATATTCGTGTAGCGTTGGATTGTTGCTAAATAAAAACTCTCCAGGGCTTATTGTGCAGCTAATTTCGTTTTCATAAGTTGTCAACGTTCCTCTGTACTCAAAGGAGGATACTCCGTAAGTCTGAATATCTCGTACTAGCTGTCTGTCGGTTATGATTATCAATCCCTGCTTTCTTGCAATGTTTCCAACTGTTTGATATACGTTATTATATGAAATCGAGCTCGTCAAATTGTTATATTGGCCTTGGTTTAGTGCTGTATCTAGAAATGTTATGTTACCAAACTCCACAGTAGATCCACTTACTCCAAACTCATTTGCTCCTATGTAGATGTTGCTTTTATTTGCACAATACTTGTCGTTGGCAAATAGCGTATCACTAAACGAAGACGTATTTGTACCATTATATAATGTAAACGTTGATCCAGAGCGTGATAATACTAGTGGCATTGTCTGATTGTATGTGAATGACGATGTTTCTTGTATCCTAGATACTCCATTTGTCTTCTCAAACAATATAGTGTTACTTGCTGTAAGGTGACTCAGCCTGTACGGATATCTATTAACTACGTCGGTTACCACATTACCGTTTAAGTCAACTCGCGATTGTTCAAATTTTGAATTTTTTTCCAAAAGAAGTGATGAGGTAGAGTTGCTACTAGTAGTAAATGACAATACTATGCTATAGTCCTTTGTCTGAAAGTTGAATAAATTGTTTATTTTTTCGCCACTAGGTCTAATTACAATAGAGCTGGTGGCGTATAGGGTCCTGTTAGTTCTTAGCTCAGTTTCGTATATAGACGATGTTACAAGCACATTGTTAAGCTCAACAACTGCTTGATACTTATCTGTTGGATAGTTAAACTGCTGTGATAGTGTTTGAGCAAATTGCTTTGTGTAATTTGACGGTTTAAGCGAAAAAGCAACGCTGCTTGCTGAGATTTCGCCGTTTGGAGTCCATCGATTAGATTGCTTTACAATGTTTCCATACAAATCCTCTTCATACACTATGCCGTTTACTGTAAAAGTGGTTGTTAGCTTTTCCACTCCTTCTCCAAATTGATTCTGCGGCAAACTAAACACCAGTGCTTCTGTTGATAACTGCCTTGGTTGTCTTATTAAATCCAATTGTCCAAAGCTTGCTTTAGGATTACTATTATAGTATCTATAAAACTGACTATCAATGCTATTC